NTCTTTTGATAATCGTCCCACGTATCAAGGCTGCAACCTTCAAAGCCTTCCGGCGTCGGTATGAACTTACCTTTCATATTCCTTCTCATATAAAGCGTTACGTGTTCCCGCTCATCTTTAGCTTTCGCTGCCATAAATGCCGTTTTAAGAGCCTCTTTGCTGAACACTTCGACATCAAGACCGTCGCCGGTCATATCAGGCCAGCGGGTATTATATACAATATCTACGTTACTGTCAAGGAATTCATCCACCATTTTATCAACAATTTCGGCGTCAATAAGAGGGCAGTCGGCGGTAATGCGTACGATAATATCAACTTGGGGATGGTCGGCTGCCGACATATATTCCGCTAATACATCACGCTCCCCAAACCAAAGATGCTTAGAAACGCGCTGTTCGAGTGAAATTATTTCGTCCAATTGCTTGTCCGGTGTAGTCAAAACAATATGGTCCAAACTCGTGCAGTTCTTCAGTCTCTCGATAACCCTGCCCAAACACGTTACTCCGCTCTTGGGCGGTATTTGCAATAAGACCTTATTGGGCAAGCGCTTACTGCCCAATCGGGCCTGGATTATCGCTACTACTCTTGGATATTTCGTCATTCCAGAGGCTTAAAAGTATCTGAAAAATATCGCGTCCCGCAATTCGGGCAGCATCTACCGTGTTTCAAAGTCAGCATTTTAGCCTTGGCATCTATTCTCTTTGCTAACATACTGACCCATTCATCCTTGATGATGTAAAATTTCTTCTTGCATATCGGGCATAACGCTTGGTTTACAAGCGTCGACAAGTCTTTCAAAATCGTCAACTGGCTGTAATCTCGCCCAGATTCAGGCCAAAACAACCCAAATTTGCCGTTAACGCCAGCTATTATCTGCGCCGTGCGAACAGTTGCCTTGCCGTCCATTCGGCCAAAGCGACCTTTTTCTAAGTATTCTATCGCCTCTTTGTTTGCGTTTGACTTCAACGGCACACTTACTTGATTGTATTCTTCCATCGCCTCCATAAGATTGTCCATCTTTTCGTACCTCGGCGAGACCTTCGAGAGCCATTCCCCAGAACGCGACCACCAACTCTTAGCATCCTTGAGGTTCACGTCCCCAAATTGAAAGGCGGGCATATTGAGAAAATGAGCGCCAACCGCCATAGTCGAGCCCGAATGGATAAGAACGTCACAATTCGCCATTAGCTCCAAAGATGTGCTTGTAGTGTCCAGAGGCAATCCTAACTCCTTAAGGTCTTTTTCATACAACGACTCCATACAATCGGGGTGGATTGTCACTATCATATTGAAATGATTCCCAATGTTTTCTTTCAAATGTCGTATCATTTGAAGATGACGCTTCTGGCCTTCCATATCCTTTCTTGCTGCCTCGGTTTCGTCAATGCGCAAATCAGGGGCGCTATCGGCAAAACCCCAAGGTGATTGAATCAGAATAGTTCTTTTCTTTGAGGAAAACTTGTGTTTGCGATTAAATCCCCTGCGATTCGTGTACTTCTTGCGTATTTTATCATCGAGGTATTTATCTACTGCCAAACAACCAACGGGAACGGTCTTAAATTGTGTGGGTCGGCGATTAAGAATTTCAGCCTCATCCTGACTCCACACGATTTCGACATCTACATAATACGGAACTTGACCAAGAATTTTGCTCTTTTGGTCCGCATCAATAGCCTTGAAATCCTGCCAATCGCAACTCGGCTCGGTATGACGAGAGACAATGCCGCAGCCAAATCGCTTGATTTGCTCAACGAAATCCCGACTATATACCTGCCGAATTGGCGGAAGGACGACAACGTTCGGCTTATATTTTAATACAGCCGCCCGGCCTTGCCTGACGCACGGCTTCACCCATACTATCATTCCCATTCCGCGTAGCTCTCTGGCAATCATTTCATCAATTGGTTTGTCTCTACGCGGAGATGCCGTTAATATCAGAACCTTCTTTTTTGGCATTAGTTTCCCTTTATTTTTAACAAATCGCAGTATTGTCCCCACAACTTCGATAGTTGACTTATATGTATTTCCTTTAAGTGGACGATGGCCCACTCATTATTCGTAAATCCCAGTACAATGAATTGAGCGTAATTCTTACAATCATACTCTTGACATTCTGGTGGCATTTGGTCTTGCGGCAACAAGCATCCTGCCGCTCCCATAAATCCAAACGCATCCGTCCAGCACACTGCAAGATTCGGATTGTTTTTCATATATTCTTTCCGCGTATTGCGACAATTCGTACAGCAATTACTCAGTGTAATATCAAAATTGATTCTGCTACAATGCTTTCCTTCGCAGTCAATCTGCGGCCTGACTGCTATCTTCTGAGCAAATGACATAAACGTATCCATATCCATTTGTTTCGATACTGACATTATGTGTTCTTCTCAAGAATAAGTCGCGTTACTGTTCTGCCACCAAAACCCCTTTTGAATTTGCTGATATTCACCAACTTCTGGTCTCCCGAAAAGACTTGTTCACCCATCTCAAAACCTGTACATTTACTCGTTACCCAAGAAGTTTTTGTCCCCGAAATCGCATACCAAAGCAAATGATGGATTTTTGCGTCTCCAATTGAAGCTGCACAGGCATAATATAAATAATATCGCCAACGATATATCATTATGCCCGCAGTTTTGGCCTTGTTCATAACAACATACGCGCCCATATCGCGTTGTATTTCCCAAGTCTTATCAGGTCGTGTTTTTCCGCCCCTGCTTTTCTTGTGTAACAGTTTCAGGTCATTAACTGTTGAACGCCTATCTATATCATCACTATTACACAAACTCTTATAGGATTTACGTAAATCTGCGTGCAGCTCTTCCTCTGTTTTCGTCAGGTCGATTATCTGCGTATAATATGGTCGGGCCGTATGTTCATGCCGCAAAAGAAATTGACTGATTACGGACAACTTGCCGTCAATAAGAAAGTCTAAGTAGTAAAAATTGCGACAAATATCATACAACGCCTCAATATGAAGTTTTTGAAATTTATCTGGTCCCACGCAGACCATCGGTCGCCATCCACCAGAGATTATCCCATCTTTCAGGCCAGCAATTATCGTTCCTTCATCACTTCTGACAGAGAGATTCTCATACGGACCCGACATCACATTATTGTATTCCCAATCAAGTTCCGAATACAAAGCAGTATGTTCTTCAAGTTTGTAATTCATATAACGTTAATCTGCGCAAAGTTATCAAATCGCCTTATTGCCTCATCGTTGTAGGCTTTCGCTGCCTCAATCTCATCATTATAAAAACCTAAATGTGCGTGCTTTCCGTTAATGACAAGTTGCGAATGCCATTTCTGATTAGATTTTGACCAACACACTCCTTTATATTGCGAAGTTGGCAATGTCCCCTTATGCCAACTTCTCTTCTTTTTATTGGAAGAATTCTGTTGGTGTGTGCATATTCGGATATTTGCTCGTCTATTATCTACCCCTTTATTGTTGATATGGTCTGTTTCCTTACCATCATCTTGTTTTAAGCCTAATATTTGTCTGTGCATTGTGATTCGTATTTGTCTTTGTGTACCCCTTTCTCTTTGTACATTGCGCGCAGCATACCAAGAGAGAGCACCTTTATAAGCATACCATTTCCATTGACTAAGCCACTCATAATCGTCATCATCAACTATGGCGACTTTACCTTGTGTCAAAGAAATATGTTTGGACATTACTATTTCCCTACTTTTCTAAAGTCATTTGCATCTATCGAAAAATACTGACCATTATAATATTGACCATTCCAAAATTTCCGTTTGGGCAAGGGGATTTCAAAACCATTGTATTTGTTTACTATTTTACCCCAAAATACAATACCTTTCTCATTGTTCCAATAACATTCACCGTGAACCGTCTGGAGATTCAGGCGGTTGAAGGCATCACTAAGAAGCAAATCAACTATCTGTGGCCCGTATCCTTGCATCCGCAGTTTAGGGGCAATGAGTAAGCTAATTTCACCTATTCGGTTCTCCCATTGGATATTAGTTATGCCGCCTATAGCTAAAAATACTTTATCCATTACTGCCCAATATCTATGTATGGATTTGCGATGTGAGACAACATCGTAGAAAAACTGTTCCTGCATCGGGGCAGTTAGCAAATACGGCGTGCGCAAGTGAGAAATGTCCTCGTTTCGCCACTGCCGAACGACTTCACATTGCTCCTGGCTTAATGCCTCAAGTCTCATCTGTTTCTTCCTCTTTTATAAGCAATGCCGGTGCGGGCAGTTTGGCTCTCTTGTCTTTCGATTCAATAACCAAATACCATCCATCGGGCAAGCTGTGTAGTACGCTATATTCTTTGTCATTTTGTTTAATGACCTTGCCAAATGTCATTGCTTGTAGGAGCGATTCAAACATTAGACGCTTGCCTTCTCTGCTACTAACCTAAAAGTCTCCTCTGCGGGCTTGCCTCTCAACCCATCCAACGGATGTTCTTTGTATTTCCTGACCATCTCCAGTCCGCGCCTCATAGCCCTTATTGTCGTGTCTATTTCGGCGTGGCGGTGGCTGAAATTGATAAACTGCGCATAGCCGAAAAGAACTCCCATCCCCAAACATTCCTGCCAGAATAACGACTTCAACGCTTCGTTTGGAAAGATAAAGAAAGTGCGGGGCGGGTAGCCTATGCACTTTATCTCGTCACCGAGTCTCATACTCTGAACCATAGAATTAAAGGCGTTCTTAAGTCGTTCGCCCTGTGTCCATATATGGCGAATTACGCCCTGTTCCTCGATAAGTTTAAGGGTCGCCAAAGCGGCGGCAATAGACAATAATTCTCCCCCGAAAGTCGATGAGACAAAACAGTCCCCTTCAAGTTCTTTCATCAAATCCGCCTGTCCGCAAACCGCACCGATAGGAAGTCCGTTGCCAAGAGCCTTGCCAAGACAAGTTAAGTCCGGCTCAATTCCAAAATACTTCTGCGCCGATTTTTCAAGAGTCCGAAAGCCCGTGATAATCTCATCGAAAATGAGAACTGCTTTGTGTTGGCTGCATAATTTTCGCACCTTACGGAGAAAATCGTCTTTCGGTTCTTCTAAAATATACGGCTCCATAATCACAGCGGCGATATTACGCCTGTGAAATGCCTGCTCGATTTGAACATAGTTATTGTAGGTAAACTGAGCGACATTCTGTTTCAAGACTCCTTTGTGTTTAGGAGTCGTCCAGTTATACCAGTCGTGCCAGCCGTGATACCCACAACACATAATCGTAGGTTTGCCTGTATAGGCCCTGGCAATCCTAACCGCCGCCGTAGTCGCTTCGCTCCCCGTCTTGACGAATCGAATCATTTCCGCAGATGGGATAATATTGCAGATTTTTTCAGCAAGTTCCGTCTCCGAGTAGTTCGGCAAGCTAAACAGTACCCCCTTTCCAAGTTGGTCTCGGATAGCCTCGTTGATGACAGGATGGTTATATCCCAAGAGTACCGCTCCGAGCCCGCAGGGGAAGTCGATATATTTCTTGCCATCATCGGCCCAAACATAAGCACCATCGCCTTTTTCGATGTACTTCGGATAGACGCCTTCTACGTGTTTCGAGGGCATCTTCGAGAGAGTCTGGACACCATCGGGTACGAATTGGCAAGTTTTACTCCAGTCATTCATTTACTCTTCCTTATAACTATGGCAAATTCTTGCTATCTTAGCTCCTGCCATTACCGTGCAACCAGATTCACCACATTCCCCAACGCCAGCAAGTTTGGCACAGGAATAAATAGTTGAACCGCGATAGAATTTACAGCGACCACACACTTTCTTTCTATTGCGAAACCACGCAATAAATTTTCGCCAAATATTCATTCAACATCTCCTGTGCCTATCATTTCCTTTCGTACCCACATACCTCTATATTGCAAGGCCGTCAGCATAGTAATCACATCGTACATCTCATCATAGTAATCGTAACCGTAATGATAATTGTGCCGCATAAACTTATCTGCCGTTGTTACCTTGACGCCTTTTCCTATGGCCAAGCCAAGCCACCATTCGACACACATTCTTTCCACCGTCTGCTCACGTGCTGTCCCGTTGGCAAGTTGCATCCCCCAAAGGCCGATTTCCTCATAGGTAAGATGCAACGCTAAGGCTATTTGATAAGCAAAGGTGCAAGTAAAATAGTCTCTTGCACCCGGAACCTTTAGGACTTCTTCGAGCGGATAAGAGTAGCTCTTGGGGATACTTTCGTACTTTTCGAGCATATAAATCGGCTTCTTGCACCTCTTTAGCCATTTCAATTCCCGCTCGCTTTGCACTTCTATCGGGTGCATCTCGAACCAGACATCCACACGAGGCTGCTCGATTTCGTTCAGGCCCCATATATCCCAAGAATCGTCCTCGTAGGGAGCGTGCTTTCGCGTCAAGCCGTTACCGATGATTGCTACTTTCTTTCTCATATTATATATATCACCAACCGTGCTATTGAAATGCCAAGCATTGTAAAGAGTAATAAAAACAGAACAATCCAAGGCCAATCTTGCTCTCGATTGCACCACATTTCTTTGAATGGATTCCAATAAGCCATTTTCAATGTCCCTGCCATTTTCTTGGGCTATTTTTGGTTCTGATAATACAATGAAAGTATAAAGGTTATGATAAGCAATATCCCAATAATATGGGTCATTTCATTATTCCTCATTTCGCTTAACTTCTACAAATTTACAAGTTGCTTTTGAGCGAGAGTATAAACCACAATAAATAGAATATTGGTAATTGCCTGAAACAATATTTCCCTCAAATCGCGCACATTGCCAACATTTAGCCAAATCTTGTTGTATATTTAATTGTTGTGTTTCCATTTTCTTGGGTCGAGTATGTTCTCATCGTGAATTTGTGCGGAGTTCATTCGATGCAGAAATCTAAGGTTGCCTTTGAATTGGTCATAAGAATCAGCGCCGATTATCACTCTGTCCACATAAGGATTCATCAAGCAGAATGATATACAATCCTGCGGCGAGAATTTCTCTAAAAGCTTGCCCTGCAACAAGATAGACCGGACGTGGATTTCAGTATGTTGCGCTTTGAATGTCGGAAAATACGACTCAAACCGTCTATCATAAATTGAATATGGTACTTGTATAATTTCCGGTGTATGTTCATCGTGCTTTGGCATTTGTTTTAGTTCATAAATGGACAAGCCGATCTTTCCGGCTTCCGAGGCCACCACTTTAAGCCAAAATGGTTGCCACACAACGCCGCTATGTGCTAAATACGCATAGGCTTGCCTGGAGAATTTATCAGTACCATTGCCCTTCGTAACTACATTAAAATATGTAGAAATTTCGCTCCAATCCCAGCCGTAGGCCGTTGCGGTATCTATCATATCAATTCCGCCAGACTGGCAGTAATCGAGAATCCTCTTTTGGTCATCTTCGGAGACTTGCTTGCCGGAGAGGCCATAAGGTTTTCCCCAGTTAGCTGTCCCAATTGCAAGGCGTGAAAATATACTCATATTCCTATTTTCCTTCTCAACGCTTCAACACTAAGCCATAAATCATTCTTATCGCTCGTATACCCCTCGTCCAAGGCTTCGTGTAATTTCTCCCCAGGACGTATACCAATCTCTTTGAATGCACAATCAGGCTCTATCGCCCTGGCAACTTCGCTAATCCTCATTGACGGCAATTTCGGTATTAACATTTCTCCGTTGCCGTTTATTGCATCCAAGACTAAGTCCGCCGCATCGGCCAAAGTAATCCAGAAACGAGTCATTCGCATATCAGTAATCGGGAACTCTCTAATTCCCTGTTCCTTTAATTTCAGGAATTTCTCGACTACCGAACCGCGAGAGTTCAGAACGTTACCATACCTGACTACTGAAAACTGCGTCTTATTAAAGTTGTTCGCGGCGAGAAACATTTTCTCAGCACACAGTTTCGTAGCACCATAAAGATTTATGGGATTGACTGCTTTATCAGTGGAAATCAAAACGGCCTTTTGGACGCTGTTCTCCGTACACGCCTCAATAACATTTCTCGTGCCGTCAACATTGGTTCGCACGGCTTCGGTAGGGTTGTACTCAAGTGTTGGTATTTGCTTTAGCGCCGCCGCGTGGATTACAACATCAATATTCCTGCATACCTGCTTGAGCCGCTGCAAATCTCGAACATCCCCTATAAAGTATCGCAGACATTCGTAATCATATTGTTTCTGCATCAAAGACTGCTTGTATTCGTCCCGCGAGAAAATAATGACTTTCGCCAGCTTGTACTCCGAGCATATCCGCTCGACCAAAGCGTGGCCCAAACTGCCACTTCCACCAGTGATTAGGATGTATTTATTATTCAACATCCGATTTGCGTACCTGTTGTAATAATTCCAAAATGCCGGTCTTCATAATTCCCGCAGCTATGTGAAGCCCATCAAATCTTCCCCTATGAACTCCCTTGTCAAAATCGGATACTGCACCGATTGTAGGTTCTTTATAGTAACGAATCTGCATATCTATTTTATCAAAGGCTTCTTTAAGAGGATTTGCCATATTATCCTCACGAATTTATCGCTTCCCGTTTATTCTTAAACCAAATGGATATTTACCAAACACTTTTCGCCATAACCAAAAAAAAGGAAAAACAAAAACCAGAATAAATACAACAAGAAGATAGGCACGCCCCAACACAACTGGAACAAAAACAGCACATCCGAGTCTTGCAAGAAAACGGATAATGGGATTCTTTATATCGTTTAGAGTATAAGTACCTTCTACCACGCTACCCTCACAAATTTATCGCCGACTTGCTTGCGATGAAACGTCTTAGACCCACCGTAGTCAACCTCTCCCAATACCTGCTCGGTTGCTCGAATTGTTGTAACCATTCTATGGAACACATCCGGCATAATCGAAAAACTTGCATCAAGACCTTTACCATCTAAGGTCAGGTGCTTCTCAATCATCACCGCGCCAAGACCTATCGCCGTAACGGCAGAGACAATACCAAGGCTGTGGTCGGAGAGACCTACTGGAACCTTGAATCTGTGTGCCATCGCGGGGATTGTCCGAAGATTCATAGAATCCAAAGAGGCGGGATACGCCGAAGTGCACTTGAGTAACGTCAAATTGTTCCTTCTCACTATATTCACGACCGATTCTATATCCTTAAAGGTGGCCGAACCAGTAGATACTATAAGTGGTTTCTGGAGATTGTCAATCTTTTTTATCAGGTTTTCGTAATTTATTTCAAAACTGGCTATTTTGTACCGAGAAACTCCGATTTCTTCGCAAATATCGACTGTTTCAAGGTCATATACCGAGACTATAAAGCCCAAATCTTCCGATTCGGCGATTTTCTTCAATTCAGGAACCCAGTCGTAGGGCAGGCACGCTTCTTTATATAATTCGTACAGTTGGCGACCTGCCCACTGACCGGTTTTAATCCTGAACATATCCTTGTCGGATTCTATCGTTAAAGAATCCGGCGTGAACATCTGAATCTTAACAGCATCAGCGCCGACTCTTTTGGCCGTGTAAATAAGCGCCACAGCCCGCTGATACGACTGATGGTGATTCGCACCTATCTCAGCGACTATCTCAGTCGATGACCGCACCATAAATGTTGCCATCCCACTCGTGAAGAATATCGTTGTGGTCCTGGAACTCGTCAAGCCAATCCTGAAACTCCTGCTTGGCCGTTAAGATGTTACCAAGCAATGCTGGCTTGCCCGCTCCTATAGCTTTCCACGCATTCCAAACACCGTATGCTATCAAACCTTCGTCCGCTTGACTTATATCGCTTGCAGTAGCATCATTGGTTGTGAAGTCGCCTGGGTAATATCCCCCATCGAAGCGAAGGTCTTTATCGCAATACGCACACGCGCATAAAGGATAAATCTCTATGTAATTTCCTCGGCGAGTCCAATGTGTGGGTTTGTCAGGTGAATAATCTGAGTGGGTCGGGTCTGGATGTAGCTCATCAAATCTATCGGTGTGAACGAAAATCAGTTCGACTGACTCATTGCCATCAAGATAAGCGACATTCCATATATGACACACCTGGTCTTCGACGGATATGTCCCCAACGGTAATATCGGCAATCGCATATTGAAGGCTTTGTGTCGTATCAATAGACGTTGTATTCTTAAAGGTCAGCGAGTGAAGGCCGGGACACTGTTCGGCAATTACGCGCTGTGCCTTATTGAGCCAGCGCGTAGCGCGTGTATCATCCATAACGCCAACAACATTAGCGCCAGGGCGACCGACAAGTTCTCTTACTTCGTCAACGAGTTCTTCGCCCGTAAGAGCCATATTCTTTCCCTTTAGGTGGATACGAGGGTGTGCACCCCCTTGTATCGCACCGCTTTATAGTGATGAAGGCGCATTTACCATCCAAATACAATGTAGCGGAACCGAACATCTTCATTGAAATTCGGGCCAGCGCGTTTGAACGTTATAGCACTACTGGATACGCTGCAATCAGTTGTGAAGATTAGCGTGTTATTGCCGTCCGTTGTATCGGTATCGACAACGCCAAGTCCGAAATAGCACGAAAGCAAACGAGTAGGAACCTCGACTGTTGTGCTGCCAGAACTACAATCAGCGTAACCTGCTTCGCCACGACCACCACCAGGAACGATAAACGACTGTTGAGCTTCTATGTCAAATCCCATAATTTACTCCTTTCATTATGCTAAAGTTTCAATTATGCGGCGGTTTCCATTGCGAAGCCCACGCAGTTACATGTGCCGTCCCCAGCCGTAAAGCCACCTATCGAAACCTGCGAGCCATCGTTGATAATGCAAATACCGGATTTGTCGGTGCAAACACCTGTAAATTCGGCATCCCCCGAAAAGGCCCCTACAAGACTGTCAGGGCAAACCCCACCACACCAGAACCACCCATATTCGGCATTTGAGGTAGCCGTAGCGGTAAGAGTACCATCACCTTGTAACGAGGTACAAGCGACAGCAAAGGGCGCCCAGTCGTGAGTCCCACAACTAATCGTGACGTGATTCGTCACGTTCCACCAAACATTCGTCCCATCAGGTGCATAAGTGGCATCGCCAATAGTCACGAAATTGTAACCATCCGAGACTTCGTTAGTTGTCGGCAACGCACCAGTGCCCTCGAAGAAGCGCAGGTATATCATAGTGTAATACCCCTTCGGGTCGGCGGCTTGGTAGGCCATAATCTTTGTACCCACCGGATAAATCGCTGTTGTTGACCTATTTCCGGCGGCGGTACTGTCCCAGCCGTTCGTAGGAACGCCTTGGTTTGGATTCACAGCGCCAGGCCATAAATCGTTGAGAATTATGTTGTTAAGTTTCGCATTTGCCATTTGTTATTGTCCTTTATCATCAGTTGACATACATCAACTTACGTTATATTTCTTAGGAACATAGAGCTGTTCGGTTTCCAACAGACGAAATTGCCGGATACCATAATCCTGGCTAACCAGAAATCGTATCCGTTTGACTGGTCTGCTTGATGCTTGAAATCGAGCATTTTGAAATTTCGCGCTGAATGAATTCTAAGCTCCCACCAACGCAGATTCAAAATGAAGACCCACTTCTTCATCGTGGCTGACTTCTGAAGATACGGAACGCTGACGATTTCGTGGCCATCGAAAACCATACTTCTAATGCCCTGCTTTTGCTTCAAGCCCGGCTTATATAGGAGTTTGGATTCCATCTCTGCGGCGACTTTGTCCCACAAGGTCGGACACATCAAGAACATCAAGTCATCTTCAGAGTTCATATAGTGCGAAATATCGGTCTCGTTGACCCATTTTCGCATATTAGAAACCGTCAGATTCGTTGCCGTGTTCTGGCTGCTGCTCGTGATGTTTTCAACAAGATTGGCCTGATCAGCGCCCTGCCACCAGTCGTTCGTACCACCAGAAAGGCTGCGAGTCAGAGTCCCATACGTGTTGTCGTGCAATAAGGCAGAGACAAGACTTTGGAAGCCCGTAGCGCCGTCCGCAACTGCGGTATTGCTGCCGCTATTGAAGATTTTGGCACACAGCCAAAGTTTCGTATCGTCCTGACCCTTGCGAACTAAATGGTCGGCAAGGTCGAGAAGCTGCTCCTCTTTCCCGGCCATAATGTTCTGGGTGTACTCATCGACATCGTAGCGCATCGGATACTGACCGTATTTCCAGGTGAACCTTGGTTTGTCCAGGGTTGTCTTTTTCTGGTCGGTCAAGGCATCCGTAGCAATATAATCCTGCCACAACTCTTCGCTGCTGGCTGTATCAGTCAAACGCTCTATGTACCTACCACCTTTGTAGGTGATTTGTCTCCTTCGCTGAAGTTCCTCAACGAAGGGCGTTCTCATGTGGACCTCATCCACCAGAGAGCGCACAAAAAGCTCCCTGGTGGCTTTGGTCAAATCAGGTGTACTCATATTCAAATTTCAAAGAACTTCTTAAGTTGCTTTGCTCCATATACAGATAGGGGCTACGTTTTCCACGCGCCCGTTTTCTTCATATCGGCGAGCACATCCGTCCGCGAACCTGACTTTCGAGTTTCAGGTGCAGGCGGAGCGCTTCCGCCACCGCTATCTGCCGGAACATCATTTGTTGTCTCAGGCTTAGTTTCTGATACCTGCTTGTAACACTTGCGCATCAGCCTCATTGCCTCTATAACGTCTTTGGGCTTCTTTTCCTTCCCGCTGTCCACAAGCTCATCTGCGAGCTTGTAGGCATCGTTTCGGAATTTAGCGCCAAATTCGTCATCGCACTCCTTTAGGACTCGCTCAATCGTTGTGTTCTTCGCTGCTTCTTGTAGACTGGTGCGCTGGGCTTCTTCATAAGCCTGTGCTTTTGTTTCAAGCGCCTCGTTGCGCTTCTGCAATTCCGTGTTGCGCTCTTCAAGTCGCTTGAGATTGTTGATAACGCTCTGTGGAACCACATCAGGGTCCATATTCTCAAGTTTGTCCTTTTCCGCTTGAACAACTTGTTTGCCCTTTGCCAGTTCCGCTTTTACCTCAGCCAATTCGGTTCGCGTCTCTGCAAGAGTCTCAATGGCTGTGTCAGCATCTTCACGGGCGCGGCGGGCATCCGCCTCGGCCTGGTCTATACGCTGACGGTCTTTGTCCCATTGCTCTTTGTCTTGTTGAGATTTATCCGGTTCCGTTTTGGTTTGCGCATCTGTTTCGTCTTTGGTTGGTGTTGTTGCAACATCTGTGTCCGACATTTTTATCTCCTTCAAATCGGTTTTCAGCACCTGTCTGTTTTCATTGAAAAAGTCTTAAATCGCCTTCGGCTGGCAGTTTGGCTCTTGTCCCTTATGCTGCCTTTGGCGCACAATTACGCCTTTTTGTATTAGCCTGTGAAAATTACAGTCCTCAATTGCTCCGAATATCGTCTCTGCTGCTCGCTGCAAATGCACAGTTTCTATAAGTTGACTGGTTCGCTCTTTCTTTGCCTTGCCCATATTATTCCAATTCTGCTATGGCTTTGCGGAATTGAGTTATCTGCTGCTTTGCCCTTATCTTGCCGTGCCGCGAAACGACAGTTGCGAAAGCTTCCTCGGCCTTTGCGAGATTTGCTTTAGCGGCCGCAAGTTGTTCAGCCTTATTATCAACGATGACTTCCGTAACGATTATGGGTACGGGTTTGTCTATGGCCTTTTTCTTGGCCACTTTTTTCTTAACGGATTTCTTCTTAACGACTTTCTTCTTTGCTACTTTTTTCTTAGCCATTTGGTTGTCCTTTATAAATTGTCCGTCCAAGAGGATTTCTTATGTTTAGGCGGTTTGCCAGTAGCGTAAGCCTGTCCTGTTGATTTCTGGCATATACGTATCGCGCTCGCTTTGCTATGGCCTTTAGCGACTAATTTCTGTACGCAACTATGCACTCTTGTTCCTTTGGGCATTTTGCTCGTTCTCCTGTGGAGCGGCGGGGACTGTCTCTCGCTGCTCGGCCATATAAATCTCCGTAGCCTTCTGAACCAACATATTTACAGCATCCTGCGGCAAGACCTGACCTGCCTTGACCTGCTCGTACAACTGATAAAACTGGAAGTACAACTGCCACGCTTCGTACTTCTCCAAAATCTTCTGCCAACCCGGTATCTCCAAGACCCTGAGCATCTCAGGAGTCATCGGATTGGCAACTGGCTGTTGGACGATAGCAAACGCCTTTTCGTACTTGGCGATTCGCTTTTCCTCGTCAAAAGGAAGGGTCTGGCCGGGTTCAATATCAACATCAAACTTTACTGTCTTTAGCTGTTGAGTTATCTCGGTAGCGCCAACTAACTTATCTTCGCCGACTATCCTAACCATTCGGCCTATCGAATAGTTCTTCTGACAAATCTCGGCGGTCAAAGATGCTACTTGCTTTACCCACTCATCCTCGAAAACGCTTTGTAGATGTATCCGGTCGTTGGCCGAAATTGCCAGGAACTGACTCTCGGTGGCTGTCATTTGGCCTTCGGTCTTTTTGCCCTGACCTATATCCTGAAGTCCGGTGAGGTTCTTGTACTCCTGGGCAAAAAGGGCGTAGAGTTGCATCGCCGATTGAGAAGGTGAAACCGGCTGCTCTATCTTATATTTCTTTATCGCCCCTCTTTTGAGGCGTATAATCGCCCCTGCGCCCGAGAAAATCTTAAACCTCTTTTTGTGACGGCCTGGCGGTGTTGCTATCGCGCCTGTTTCAACAGCCACACGCGGATTCCCGAACATTTTCATATTGTTGACTAAGTGGCTGACGGTGACGTTTATCATATCCTGATTTGTCTTATACATCTGAACCGCATCAGTACCCTGCCACATATGGGGTAGAAGATAGTGAGGCGTCACGATAAACGGCCATCGGGAATGTGGATATACTTGGTCTTGTTTGTCAGGATTTAATATAATATCATCGCAACGGATAATGTATCGACCAGTCGGAAAAGCGGGTTGTTTCCATTTCTTGACCGTCCGCTTAGGCCAATTCTCTATCATAATCGGCTGGCCAGTCGCGGTATCAAGGTAGCGTGAACCGTTTTCGACTATCATTCCATTGGCAACAAGTTCCTCTTGTGGTATGTCCTCACTGAGTTCTTCATCGGTTGTCTTGTAGTCCTTGAAGTATATTTCGCTCAGTTGGACATATTCGCGCTCCTTTGCCTTTGCCGAAGATTGCCCGCTCATCCGGTCTGAACTAAAGATAAGGTTCAAGAGTCTTGTGACCAAAGACCTGCCAACGCCCATATCCTTACCGCCAAGTCCCGTCCCTGGATACGTTCCCGCGCTGGCTAATTGGCCTCGAATATGTTCGCCCCCGCCGAATCCTTCCTTGAACTTGGTTGCTTTGTCTTTTAGTTGTTTCTCAAACTTCGGCCAGCGGTGAATGGCGTAATCTAAAGTCACAAAGCGGGTCGTCCCGCAATCGCCCTCTTGAATATACTCACTTTCGCTGGCCCAAAACTCGGCAGGATGCCACAAACGATGCCTAACATCTCCTACCCATTCCTTGGCCTCATCATCCCAACGAATTTTGCCTTCCCAAAAAAGTTTTGATATGCGATAGCCGAATAACTTGCCATCCAAAATGGCCCGAATCTGAGCAATCCTCATCCCGTGACGGTCGAGAGACTTTTCCCAAAGCCATTGCAACATAGACTGCCAGGCTTCGGCGGATTGCGTGTCTTTGTCCTCCCAGGGATTGACGAGAACCTTCGGGTAGTTCTTACTGAGCTTGCCCATCTCCTGCATAGCCGAAGGCCATATATAGTTCAAAATCACCCAGTCCCAATCTTCGTGAAGTCTCTTGCCGGCAAGCTGGTTACTAAAGAAGTAGTTAAGGTTCTCCTGCCACATACTAATCCAATTCTTAGTTGTGGCCATACCTTCTTCTTCTTTGTCCTTGCAAAGTGTTACTAACTTGTCGTTAGCTGAAAGACCTGGAGTTTTGTCCTTGTCATCGGCCATTAAAATACTCGTATATGCGCCCTTACGCTCATTGAAATATCGTACCATTCCATATAGAGGTATCGGAGACCGGTAGTATCAAATGAGAGTTTTGCCACCCGGTTATTGCCGCTGTCATCAACAGAAAGATTTTTAATGTGACCCTGCGAACCTATGTTCATTGTGTCAACATAAAGAGCTTCTGCATCATCATTGATTCGCGCCGTTCCGGCAGCGCAGGATATATCGCACATAAACTCAGCAGGCCCCCCTTCGGGATAGCCATATAATTTAAAGCAGCCCAACGCATCGGCAGTAGATTCGACCGGACTGGTGGCTATTATGACCGCGCCGTTCGCCTCTTCGCCTAAGCGATAGACCTCCTTAAGGGCTGGCCGGTCGCTCCAGTGATAGGTATAACCCGCTGTCGCCCCGTCAAGCTGGGTATCTTCGTTGCCCTCGGTAATGTCCGCTGAACGCATCGGCTCGTAACTGCCTTGAAATGTGTGTAACATTTATTGTCTCCTTAAAAACTCCAAACCCGCACGCGACACGTGCAACTTCCTATATTTAGATTTCCGCCCGTATGATTTTCTAACAGGACTGTTACAGTATTTGCTGCCGTTACCTGCGCATCCAACATCAAGTCAACAATATCGACACTAAGGCTCGCTAAGGCAAAGTCGCCAACTCTTGCGCCAGGAACGGTTACGGTCGTGCTTGTGCAGTCTGCGGTTGCCAAATCAGCCGGGTCCCACGTTGCCGAACCCTGATAATAGTCTTTCGTATATCGTTCTCTCATTATTCTTCCTCTGTCATAGTCCGACCGTCTGTGTGAGAATCCATCGGCTCAACCGATTCATCTTTGCGCCACAAAGGCTCATCTCGCTTGGCCTTGTCCATTATGTTCGTACCTAAACGAATACCGTAGCGAATCAAACCAGCGCCCGTTACAACACCTAACACGAATATTCCCACTTCCTGCAAAATCATTGCTTGACCTCACTGCCATCTGCATTAACGAGTTTGATTACATCGACATTCGTTGATTTGCCACATACGGGGCACTTGCTGGGTTTCGGTTCGATGTATTCCTCAGTCTTGGCCGGCTTGCGGAGAACCTTATCGACTATGGTGCGCTTGACTTTACGAACTTTCCTTCGAGTTGCATCAGGAATCTCAACGTAAAAGCCGTGAGCACAATTCATACACCATTCAAGCCATTTTTTATTCATGCTCTCACCTGTGTAAGTGACTAATCCTTCTTTGATAAACACCTGCCTGGCCGCTTGTGTTCATAGCACTAACATCGTATTGCCAGACCTCTGCGGCCGTAGCTCCGCCGCCGGCAGCAACAGTAGGAGCGTAGGCGTTTTGGAAAATCCGCACTATATCGTTAGCGGCAACGACAAACTTAAAGGCCGTATCGACCGTAACCGTCTTAGTAGCGCCGACGTAATCACTTACTCTGCGCGTTTCCCACAGACTTCCAGAAACATCATAAAGCGCCAAGACCATATTGTTGTAAGCGTCATTGACGGCAGAACCGGCATTTATCGTAAAAACGGTATCACTCGTTCTAACGGCCAAAGTTGTATCAAGGGCAACATTTGTCCCGCGCTTTACGTGGATATAACCTGTGCCATCGTACTCAGCTTCGCAGTTGTCAGCCGCCGCCGAATCATCTGAAATTTCTGCAACGTTCACGTCAGGCAGATTGCCCGCAGAAACCGTGACGGCCTGACCGAGCCATTTACCAATATCAATTCTCCCGTTGGCATCAATAGAGTGCGCATTGTAATTTGCTGGGGTAGTCCAAAGAGCACCAGGAACACCGATTACTTGAATGTTGGCAGTTGTACTGGCGGGACACATGAGAATATAATCACCATTTGACTCCGCCTGAGTAATATCGAATATGTAATAGCCATCTTCTAACTCTGTTGGGTTTGCATCATCAACGGCATTCGCCGCCCCGCCATCTATTCTTAAATTCGCTGTTATATTCGCAGCATCCCCGGCCTTGGCAGTGTTGTCGGTCTCGTCAAAAGCAAAGACTACCCATTTTTGTCCAGCCACATTCTTCTGCATCAGGCCGCCCCACCCAAGAAATGCTTATAGTAATATCCGGCCATCGTTACCCCAACGGCCGGGGTCGGGAAAACAACCCGCCTTCGCCTCTTAAACATGATAAAGGGTTCATGATATAATAGGTTGATTTCAGAGCGATTTAGAACACGATTAAAGGCCATCAACCAAGCAACATCAAAAGGACAAACTGTCACGCCGTAAGCACCATTGATTCTATCAAAATGCCCGAAACCGCCCGTAGTTGAAGATATTGTTTGTTTTAGAAGGCCATCGACAAAACATTGCGTATTTGCACCCCCAATACCACCACCATCAGAAGTCAAGGCAAATGTATGCCAGTCGGTAAATGAAATGACATTTCCGTATGTTTTCGTTACTGCCCCTGAGCGCCACACAAGAGAAACGCCTTCATTCATTGTGACGTAATCAGAAGTATCCGCTCCAAGGTTGCTGCCAAATAAACCGTGCTGACCTCCCCTACTTCTCCAAATAAAAGTGCACGGATTGGTATATCCCAAACTCGTAATATCGGTAAAGCTGAAATATGTCTGCGTAGTCGAGCCGAAATCAATCATTGGCCCGAATTTCTTAGACCAAACATAATCCGAATTTGTAACTATCGCATTATATCCGTTAGCGCTATGGTCTCGTAGGCGACCACCAGTGCCTTCATTCATCGGCCAATATACCACAAGATTCTTCACCGCTGGGAATGCTGCGTAATTTATGAAACGCCCTAAAGGCGGTTTTTGGCTATACACTGGTAAAGTCCTCCGTCATCGAATATCGAACCCGCCCAAGATATACGTGGTCGTCATCGAGATTGTGAAACGTCACCTTAGCAGCCCAAAAATCTTCGGGGACTTCTATGTTCCACTGATAACACCCGTTCTCCCCAGCCTTTGTAGCGCAGTAATACTTATCGTCCGAAGCGGTATCGGTAACATCTCGCGGGGCGGCATCCACCACGAAAAACCCGTTTGCCGGGTTAGTTGTGTAGTCAACTAAAGTAGTTATCCACGAATTAGCTAAGGTCGCGTGACGAATGAAGATGTTCGTACCTCTCGAGCCATTAGCCAGGCCAGTGCAATCGCCCGCAAAAGAGACGTCCCCACTATCCGCACCAGCAGACATCTCCATTAAATTCGGGCAGTAAGTACCCCCGCTCAAGGGGACTATCAAATGCCAGTCCTCATCAGTAGAACCGGATTTGCCCAAGACGTTTATCTGGGCCTCACTACCCGATGCTATCGTAGTGGTATTATCGTGGGCCAAGTCGATGTGAAGGGTGCAGTGAATCTCAGAGCTAATATCGACCTGAGAAGTCTCTAACCAGGGAGTGCCCGATGCGTTGTCGTCAAGAGTCGCCCAGTCCATTAACTGAGTAGGAGTCCGTTCTTTTTCTATTGTCGCTGCCATATTAGCCCACCAAACTGCCTTCCAAATTGGTTATCGCACCAGTCATAGTAGAATTGGTCTCTAAGGCCTTGTTTTCCTTATAGCCGTCTATGAAAGTCTGCATATCAGCGGTGGCCTGGGGTTTTGCCCTTGCCAGAAGCTCCGCTAAGGTCTTGCCTTCTACGTGAGCCTTGAACTCGGCGGAAAATTCCTGCTCAACCTCCTTAGGGTCTACGTCGGGATTGTCGCCATCAGCCCACAACCTCAGCATTACAGTAAACTTCTTAACCCCCGGCCTCACCGACGAAACTGCTAAATCCTGTAATCGTACCTGCATACTATGACCTCAATATGTGTGGCTCTCAAAATAGTCATCTTCATCATCTTCCGGCATCCAGTCGTCCACGCCACCGGAATACGCCGCCGAATGGACTGGCTCGGTCTTTGGCTCGGCGTTTCCTGTATAGGCGTAAGGATAAGGCGTGGCGCTTAAAGGACATCTCTGGTGGACTTGTAAGGCTATCATCGCCGCGAATAAGACGTCATCGTGCTTGCCGGGCATGTGGATAGGCTTGCCCGACTTGTCGCGGATAAAGGTCTTCATTTCATCAATAATGGCTTGTAAACCGACAATTATCGCATCTTCCCTCAAAGCCTTAATAAAGTCGTCAACCAACCACTTCCGGGTAATAAGGTTAGTTCGCCAGCCCAAATTCTCCGAATCTACTGCATCCACCCGCTCGTCGTGAATCTGACGGTTGTAGATATTCTCGTAACCCTTCTCTTTCAAAAGGTTTAGGACTACCATAGAATTCGGAATCTCAGGGGCTACCCAAGCATCGTTATAATGCCGACACGCGTAAAGAACCTGATTCGCTAAATCGACCTGAGTACCCCGACCGTGATAGGCAGCGACTATTTCGCCCCTCGTCCGGTCCAAAACCACAATTCCGTCACAGTCAAGGTTACTCTTAGGGTTTTGAACGTCAGATAAACGGCCTTCCATTGTATCAATGCCTATGCAATACTGGTCGTTCGGACGCACTAACTCCCGAACTTGCCAGCAGTTAAAGCGCCTATCCACGTTCTCAATACCGTCAGAACGGGCAAAAATACAGTATCGAGGCTGCTTAGACGCCCTGGCCTCCGCAGTCCTAATCATAGTCTGAGTAAAAACTGGGTTCCCAGACGCCTGGAAGGCTTCTAAGGCCGTTGCGGGATATTCCTGCTTGAATAACGCCACATCTCCATTGACTTCCTCTATCTTGAGTTTGCGCCAGTACATCTGGGCCTTAGTCAGCCCGAATTCCTGAGCTATCTGATGCTCTTCGTCGGTTATCCAAAACTCCGAGGTCGGCTCTATAGCGTACTCAGAGAACCGATACCAAGGGAAAAAGACGGGTAGAAACCCTCTATAGCTGTCCGGGTGGGCCTGATGGCGCTCCACGGCCTCCCAGAACGTGTCATAGAACGCACCACCTACCCCGTTAGCGGTAGTCTCAAGGATAATAGCCGTTTCTGGTCTTTCAGGCACTATTTGGTATAGACCGGCAAGCTGCTCCTTAGCGTTCTGCCAGAAAGCGACCTCGGAACAGTGAAGATATTGGCTCCTAAACGACCTCCCCACGCCAACCTTGCCAGCCGTCTGGGCCACGAAACGCGATCTGTGAGGCTTGCTAAAGACGATTTCCTTGCGGTTTGTGTTGTCTGTAGCTCTCTGATTAGGCATTTCCTGGTGAAATAGCTTCGTCATACCGAACACAACGTCTGTGGAGTCCGTGTCCATCGAAACGGCCATAGCGTTCCAGTTCTTACGGTGATAGACGTCATAGAAACCCTCCGCCTCCGTCCAGGTAGTCCAGCCGACCTGACGGGGCTTGAGCAATGCTATCCGTACAGGCAGACCACGACCACGCTGCTCGTTCATAGTGTTGAATAGAATGAGCTGCCCTTCGTTCGCCTTGAGCGGAACGAGCTGGCCGTCCTTGTCGATAATCTTGAGATTCTCTTTTATCCAGGCCAGCCGGTCTGTGTATGTAACCCCCATTTGTTGTACTTTACTTTTTCATTGCCCCGCTACGGGGTATTATGGAGGCGATAAGGCGCAACCTCTGGTACGGCTACCGTACAGCCCTTGGCGACTCGATTGCACCTTCACGGCACGTGCGCAGCCCGCGCTCGCCTCTTGTTCCTATTGTGGATAACTGCTATCTGTAATGTCATAACTCCTGTATATGAACCGACTTTACGTCAATTGTTAGATTGTGGATAACTTTAGGTAACAGGCCTCCAGGATCCTTTTTTATCGTCAAACCACCAACACTCCACAATTTGATGTTTCTTACACCCTTCAGGGTTATATGAACACCTATAGACGCGGTTCTCGTCTAACATGCCGCCCGATATAGTAAGGGAATATACACCCTCTACTGACTGCTGCGGCAGACTGTCCGTCTTTGTTGATATTGGCTCAACAGCCGCTTTCTTGGGTTTCAACAAGAACCCTAATGGACTGGCCAACAATGCCTTCAATACGCTTCTGCGTCTCATACAGCCTCCCTCAAATGCTTCCACGCTGGTATCCACTGGCCTATCTCCTCGAGTTCGGCCGCTGTGAAGTGTATCAAGCGCCATACAGTCTCCATATACCCTACTGATGACTGCCAGCGTCCATCCCAGTCCTTGTCCTCTTGTGGGTTATTCACATCAGTCTCCATCGGCACTTGCTTACACTCTGGCCGCACAACACCAACAGGTAAGGCATCAAGCTCCGCCCGCCACTCCACGCACAAGGGGTCAGCGCTCTTATTATCCGTAACAACGTCCTCAGGTTTATCTGTAACAATATCAGGATTATCCGTAACAATGTTACGTTTACGATTAAGTGTAACACGGCACTTGGCGCTACAGCACCGCGCATCCACCCGCTTAGCCTCAAACTGTACCCCGCAATTCAAGCATTTAGCCATCACAAATCCCATTTCCGGCCTTTTCGGCCCTTAAACGCAGCTCTCGACGCTCTTTGAGAAGCTGTTCAAGCTCTTGTTCTGTGGCGGGGAGCTCTGTAACAACCTTTTTTTCTTCGTACACATCCTTCCAGCCCATATTCTTGAGCGCAAATATCGGGCCGGCAACCTGCGCAGCACGCGATAACATCGACTCATAGTTTGCTTCTATGGTGGTCACCGCCCTTTTTACAGTGTTACAAAACTCCTCGCCGTATCCTTCGTAATCGAGCAAGGACTTGCGTTGGGCGAATCCTAACGCTAAGGCTAAGCCACATACGGTTGTCGGTACTTTAGTCCCAATACAAGCCTCAAAGTAGGCATTTATCGCCTTTTGCATCTCTTCTGGGCTCTCGTATTTTCTCGGCCTGCCTACTTTAGCCATTACCCACCCTTGCCTCATAATTTTCGACCACTTTCAGCATTCTTTTGCGTAAGCTCTCAAATAGCGTACTCAAATAGAAATTTTCCCCACAATCCTCACATTTTCCGCATCCTATTTGACAATCAGGACTTACTGTCCAATTCTTATGCTCACAATCAGCCATTTTGCCTATTTCTTCCCGTTTTTCA